CAAAAACAAAACAAGATTGCGGATAAAATCACAGCTTGCACCCCCTTATACCACGTTAAAACGCTTGTAGGTGGTCTTGCTGCTGCACTCTGCGTATACATCCGGGTGCAGCGTCTTGAGCAGCTTGCTATCGAGCCGGACGCTCTGAACGTCCTTATACATCACCTTGCAAGCGCCTGCCATAACCTCCGGCATACCGCCCATCATGGTTATAATCTCATCTCGCAGACTGTCCCGCATCTGCTCCGCCTGTTCTGCCAGCCGCTTATATTCACGGTATTCGTTGCACTTTTGCTCTAAGTCTGTCATTTTTTAGCCCTCCAAAATTCCTTTGTTCTCGAATAATACGTTGAGGTTGCGCCGTTCGTATTCTCTCCAATTCTCACCGATTGCAAGCGCTGAGTTTTGCGCCCAAAATGGGACGCCCGCCCGGTCAAGCTGGTTGAACAGGAAACAAATTGTTTTGTCTGCCTTGTCCAAAAACCCGATGTCGTCCGGGTCTTTTTCCCTACAATAGGAGATCTCAGCCATCCAATATGTAAGAGATTCTAATAGGCTGTATGCCTTTTTATTTGCCGTGTATGTCATTTTTTAGTTCTCCATCAAACGAAAAACCTTGAATTTTCAAAAGTTATGCGTGCCTTGTCCGGGATTTTCCCAGACGATATTGCGTTAACCAGGCTATCTGTATACTTATATACAATGGTTCGCCCTGGTTCATCATCCAAGACGAAAACTGACCGATCCCAGGCGGGTGCCTGGCTGATTGATTGACTAGGCAAAAAGCACCTGACATTCACATAGATGTATTTGCCATCAATCCAGGGAAACGCCTGGACAAGGCAGCCAGAAAACCAGTTGTTAATCTCCATTTTGTGTGTCCTCCTCAGCTGTTAAGAAATGCGATCATAACCAGCGCCCCGGAAACCATGCCGCCAACGTACCAGATGGCGGCCCACTGGGAAAAGTCAAGAGTAATCATATTGTGTTACCTCCTATTACATGACCTGAAACAGCGCAGACGTGCGGGCGGTGACGGCGTACAGGTTGCCGGATGTGTTGCCCTTTACCAAACAGCCGGTGCAACCATACAGCCCGATGCTGTATGCGATGCACTCAAACCCGCATTCTGCAACGCGGATTGCGTCAATTTCCGAAAAGATCTTTTTGGTCAAGTCGGTTGCGGCGTTGGTGGTGATATAACTGCGAATCTCTTTTAATGTGGTTTTCATGGGTTTTTCCCTCCTGTTGGTGTTTCGTGATGTGGTTTATCAGATATGTCTTATCTTGATTCTATTGTATCAGATATATCTTATATGTCAATACCTTTTGAGCAAAAATATAAGATTTTTCTGATTTATTTTTCTGGCACAAAATGGCAAAATTGTGCTGTCCATATCTGCACAGTTTCGGACACGCTCTAACGCCTAGGCGTCGGTCTGCCCTGGTATTTGTTCGCCCTGGTTTTTTGGCACGGCCTGCCCTGCCGCCTGCCGTGTGCAGTCCATCCGGGTGCGCTGGGGTGCAGGGGCACACCGGCGGGGTATACAGCCGTCGCCCAGCCCCGCCCGGTCAGTCCCGTCACCACCGAAAAAATAAAAAAGGCTCAAAAATAACCCCCACCCCTATTGTCAATCTCAAAAATTCCGCGCAAAAATAAAAAGACCCCTACAAAGGGTCTACGTTCTGTGCTATACTTGCCTTACAAGCCTTGAAAGGGAGGAATCTACAATGGCTAAAAGTAAAATGACAACGTGCAAGCACTGTGGCGCAGAGATTGCCGCAAGTGCAAAGGTCTGCCCTCATTGTGGCGGTAAGAATAAGCCGCCCATCTACAAGCGCTGGTGGTTCATCGCAATTATCGTTCTGATTGTTCTGTCTGCCATTGGCGGCTCTGGTAGTAGCTCTGACAGCTCTGCAAGCAGCAGTAAGGCAACGAAGGCAAGTGCATCGACCGCTTCTTCCGTTGCATCTGTTGTACCTGAAATCAGCGAGGACGATTACAAAGCAGAGTGCCAGACTGTGGACTATAAAGAGCTGTGCCGCTATCCTGAAAAATATGAAGGAACTAAGATTGTAGTCAAGGTAAAGGTCTCGCAGATTATTGACGCAAACTTCTCCGGCAGCGAAAAGGCATGGAGAACTTACACGGACAACAGCGGATATGGCTTCTATGCCGATGACGAATATTATATGCTGGATAAGCGCGGCGGCGATGCTGTGAAGATTCTGGAAGATGATATTATCACCGTCTATGGTGAGTTCACTGGGCTTGAAAAAATCACCAGAGCATTGACCAGCACCACCGATGAACTGCCCCGCATTGAAGTCAAGTACGCAGACCTCGTAGAGGAATAATCGCATAACACAAAAGCCAGCGGCTAGACATTCTCTAACCACTGGCTTTTCTTATGTGCTATTTGTGAAAATATCAGTAATATCTTGATTTTATAGAGTTCATCTGATATAATGGCATCAAGAAAGAGAGGGCGCAAAAATGAAAGCAGGAGAAGCAGTAAAAGAAGTTATGAGAAAAGAGAACATAAAACAAGCGGAGCTTTGCAGCAGGCTTAAAATTAAACAGCCAACTTTAAGCGAACGTCTTTCTCAAAAAAATATTAGCGTTAATAAGCTAAACGAAATGCTGAATATGATGGGCTATAAAATTGTAGTTGTTCCTCGTGACGCACAGTTCAAAAATTGCGAAGGCATAGACATAGAGTAAAGGACGGTGAACCTAAATGATCTACGGTTACGCTCGTGTCAGTTCCGCTGGACAGGCGATTGACGGCAATAGCCTTGAAGCCCAGTCTGAGCTTTTGAAAGCCAACGGTGCGCAGAAAATCTTTTCGGATGTTTACACCGGCACAAAGCTGCATCGACCGGAACTTGACAAGCTGATGGCTGAAATCCAGCCGGGAGACACGCTGATCGTGGCGAAGCTTGATCGTATTGCTCGTTCCGCTAAGAATGGTCTTGAACTGATAGATCAGTTCATTGATAAGGGTGTTTCGGTGAACATCCTGAACATGGGGGTTATGAACAACTCCCCCACCGGCAAGGTTATTCGCACGGTGATGCTTGCCTTTGCAGAGTTTGAGCGTGACATGATTGTTGAGCGCACTAGAGAGGGCAAAAAGATTGCCAGCCAGCGACCTGATTACAGGGAAGGCCGCAAGCCCACCGAGTACGACCGCAACCTCTTTGACGTTCTCCATGAGCAGGTAGAAAAGCGCATTCTCACGGTCACGGACGCTGCCAAGCAGCTTGGTGTGACCCGCCAGACATGGTATCGGATTGCTGAACAGAACAGGTGAAAGGAGAGCGTATGGAACAGTATGTCAAACTTGAAGAATTGGTTGATTTCATTAAAATATGCTTTAAGTTCAAGTGGAGCGATGAAAATGAAGATGAAATAATGGCTCGCATAATGACTACGCTTTATGGGTTCAAAAAGTTTACAAGTGAGCAAATCATTCAAACTTTTTGGAGAGAAGCAAAGTATTATGATTTGCCAGATGATGAAGTAATTGCAATAAACATGGATGTCTCTTCGAGATATTATGGGTGGCAAGCAATGGGAAATCTCGTTAACAGAGACGGCGAAGTTTATATAGTCTCTGATGATTACGAGTGGCCTGTCACTCATTGGATGCCGCTTCCACTAAAGCCAGAGGTTTAATATGAAAAACGTAAGAACGGTTTGTTTCATTGGTGAAGAATTTTGCAACGACCTTTATCGTTGCAGGGAAAACGGAAAAGTGTATGCAAGGCAGCGCTGCGATGATGAGTATGTCAGATGGCTTACCACAAGCAAATGCGGCGATGGATATGAACCTGAATCCCCGCTGAAAGTCGGTTTAATTATGCGTGTGGTGAGTAAAAATTCCGTTTATTTTGAGGAAGAAATCATCCGAGTAGATGGAATTGGAGATACTTGTGCGATTAAAAAGCATAAAATGAGCTGGGAATGAAAGAGGGTAAATGATAATGGCTAGAATTGAAATATCAAGAGAAGACTGCAAACGTCTTTTAAGATGGAGAGATAGCCATAAAGAGCAAGTCAGAAGCTATGTTCCTGCTTTTGATTCTTCGGTTATTGTTGTAAGCGATGATGAAGGAGGACTGCATACAATAATTAGGGCGGAAGAAAACGATCGGTTATTTACTGTCTTGTTTAGGATTTCCATTGGAGGCGATTTGCTACTTAAATTCTTGTGGCATCGAATCTCGCAAAAAGTTGATGTATTTCTTAGTAAGCTGCCAGAGCAAGAGAAAGAAGAAAATATTCAGAGCGCTGTTTCCGTTTACTCTTCCATAATGGCTTACATGAACGAAAAGAGGCCAGTTGAATATGTATCGTTTAATAAGGAAATTCTTTCAAAGAAAGAATGCGCTAAAAAAGCGGGAAGCCAAAACAGTGGAAGCATTGTCGTCAAAAACTCATCTCCGATAAGAAAAAATATAAACGATCAACCCTCTAAGCGTTCCTATAAAAAACCGACTAAAGCTGTAAATGTTCGTGGATTTGTTAGACACTATAAAAACGGAAAGGTTGTCTATATAAAACCTTTTACAAGATATTCAAATTGCTTTGAACCAATTAAAAATAAAACTTATAGGATTGTAGTATGAAAATAAGAGATAGATTGGATCGGATTGAGCTTCGATTCCTCGATTTTCTAAACGATAATATGCCAATGATAATGATTGAATCTGCATTGATTTGCGGGATGTTCTTGGCGAAAATGCTTGAGATATTTATTTTCTAACAGATTTCAACCGAACAGAATAAAATACTTTTTGTGCAGTTGTAGGCACTCTTTACATTTTGAGGTAGGGGGTGCCTATTTTTTTATGCAACCAAAACAGTGCATTGCCATCATCGACAGCATCAAAGCGTATGCAAAGCAGAATCCGACAGAAACGCAGGTCTACGAGGACTGGTTTCAGGCGGTCGTGAACCTGAGGGACGCTCTGTCGCAAGACAAGCGGTTCGATGCCTACAAATACTCTGGTGAGTTGCGCTCTGTCTGTGCAGCCATGATGGGCAAGATGAAAACAGGCGAGGACGTGGCGAAAGTCTATGACATTATCAGCCGGACGTACCTGTTTGAAGCAAAAGATGTGTTCGACAGCTATTGCATCTACCTTGAATGGAATCGTGCGCCAGAAAAGAAGTTCTATCAGCCGAGACGCAGGGTTCTGAAAGTGCTGGCAGATGACCTTGAGGACTTGTTTTATAAGCGGATAGATTTCTTGGGGGTCAGTCTTCCGGCTCGCGTGGGCAAAAGTACGCTGTGCATTTTCTTCATCACATGGCTTATGGGCAACCGCCCGGACGTTGCATCGGTTATGAGCGGACACTCCGACAAGCTGACAAACGGCTTCTACGGCGAAGTGCTGTCTATCATCACTGACCCCGTTACCTATAACTGGGGGAAAATCTTCCCGGACGTTCAGCTTGTAGATAAGAGCGCAAAAGACGAAAGCGTTGACCTGAACCGCAAAAAGCGTTTTCCTACCCTTACTTGCCGCTCCATTGGCGGTACGCTGACTGGTGCAGTTGAAATCGGCGAGGGCGGCGTTCTGTACAGCGATGACTTGATCGAGGACTTGGAGGAAAGTCTGAATGTTGAGCGTCTGAACAACAAGTACGATGCCTACCTGAACCAGTTGAAAGACCGTAAAAAGCAGGGCGCATTGGAGCTTATGGTCGGTACACGTTGGAACGTGCTTGACCCTCTGGGGCGCATCCAAAGCCAGTACGCAGACAATCCAAAGTACAGATTTCGGGTGATTCCAGCTGTGGACGAGAACGGACACAGCAATTTCAATTATGATTACGGCGTGGGATTTGACGATGCCTACTATGCCGACATGAAAGCCAGCATTGACGATGCAACATGGTGGGCAAAGTACATGGGCAAGCCTTATGTGCGTGAAGGTCTGCTGTTCCCTGCCGATGAACTGCGGTATTTCAACGGCGTTCTGCCTGATGGTGAGCCCGATCGCAAGCTCATGGTCATGGATATTGCATGGGGTGGCGGTGATTTTACCGCTTGTCCTATTGCTTATGTGTACGGAGATGCCGTGTTCATCCCTGACCTTGTGTTCAATAACGGCGATAAGACCGTGACCAGACCGGAAGTCGTGGGCAAAATCATCCAGCACAAAATCAACGTGGTACGCGGCGAAGCCAACAACGGCGGTGACGAATACTGTGACGTGGTAGACAGCCAGCTCCGGCAGCAGGGCTATCACTGTTCTGTTCGCAGCCAGCGTGCGCCAAGTGGTCAAAGCAAGCTGTCCAGAATCATCCAGTATGCGCCGGACATTAAGCGGTTTTACTTCCTTGACGAAAAGCACCAGTCGAAAGAGTACAAGGCATTCATGGAACAGGTGACGATGTTCACGCAGCTTGGCAAAGTTCCGCACGATGATGCACCGGACAGTCTGGCACAGCTTGCCGATGAATTGTATAACGGGATCAGCAAAATTGAGCCTGTCAAGAGGCCTTTTTGATTAAAAACACAATATATTGTGTTCGCTGGGTCTATTTATTTGATTTCACCACTTGACAAGGCTTATAATGTACGCAGGAAGTTTTGTAGCTTCCCTTAAAGGAATAGCTTACACGCGGGGTTTTGTCATTTTTACTCGCGTGCGTGTCAACAAGCATATTCCTCCTTTCACCGGTGAAGGTTTTCTCACTCTTTCGCCTTCACCGGACTTTATATGTTGCGTTTCCAATTGTAAGGGGAATGCCAGCCTGTCTCCCCCACGGCTGGCAAGCAACGGTTCGATTCCGTTACGCAGCACAACCAACTACCTAGCTTTGCATGGACTTATTCTCCAAAACCTCCACCGCTATTCCCGGCTCTCAATGTAATGTTTAGGCATGGCATTGCAAAGAGCAGCGGTTAACCAATCAAGCCGGGTTTTTATGCTACATTAGCTTAGTATGGTTAGAGCACTCGGCTCATATCCGAGCATACATTGGTTCAAATCCATTATGTAGCACCAAAATTGCAGCTTACCCGTTTTACGTCTGTCCGACAACTGAATGTAAAGGCTGCAATGGTTTTCTTCGGGCGAAGAATAGCACGGCTGGAAGTGCGAATAGTTTCCCAGTAGCTTCTGACAGGTCTGTGCTCAACAGCCTGTTTCCAGAAATCCAACGAAAGGAGCACAGATGGTAGCAAAAGTCAGATGCAAGCGTCCTCGAAAAGACGCAAACGGCAATCCGTGTGATTGCGGGCGTTATCTTGGCGAAGTGGAAGGTAAGTTCTCTCTTCTGTGTCCTCTTTGCCATTGGATTACAATTGGAGATTCCAACCTTCCAAAAGATGCATGGGTCTCCGTACCAAAGTTTAAAAACTGAATAGCTTTTGAAGCGCAGTTGTAAGCGCAGTGAGATAGACCTTAACAGGTTTGTCTTGCTGCGCTTTTTATTTTGCCGGAAAGGAGGAACACATGGCTGAGTATCAAATGGTCGTTGGCGGCTTTTTGAATAATCCGCTGACCGGACGCAGACCGATTGAAACGCCGGAGACGGAAATGAATCGGGCAAACGTGCTGAAAGTGGTCATGGGCAAGGCAGAGCCTATTCATCTGCTGAACAAGAATGAGATTCGTTTCCTGCACAACTACTACTTGGGCAGTCAGCCTGTCCTCCACCGCACAAAGGAGTACCACGCTGAAATCACCAATCGCATTGTAGAGAACCATGCCAACGAGTGCGTGGGCTTCTACACCGGCTACATGAGCGGCACACCGTGCTCTTATGTGCGGTCTGAAACGGCAACGGGTGACGGAGAGGAAATCGCCCGGCTGTCTAACGCCTTGCAGTATGAGGGCAAGGACGCGCTTGATCGGCGGCTCTGGCAGTGGATGTTGGAGTGCGGACAGGGATACCGCATTGTTCTCCCTGACAAGGGGTACAACGGCAACTACCCGGACGAAACACCCCTGCTGGTGGACGTTCCAGACCCTGACATGGCGTATGTGATTTACAACTCCGGCATCGGACACAAGCCCATCGCCAACGTGCTGCACATCCCACGCAATTATCAAAACGACTTGAACGACTTGATTTGCGTGTACACGCCAAACCAGTACTTTGAAATCGACAACGGCAAGATCACAAAATCTGAAAGCCATTCTCTGGGGATGCTTCCGATGGTCGAATACAAGCTCAACCCGGAGCGCATGGGTCTGTTTGAACCGGCTATCCCTGTTCTGGATGCCATCAACGACCTAGAAAGCAACCGTCTGGACGGTGTAGCGCAGTTCATCCAGTCCATCATGGTGTTTACGAACTGTCTTGTGGACGAAGATGCGCTTAACAAGGTCAAGGAACTTGGCGCAATGTGCCTGAAATCCACTTCTGGTTTGCCCGCTTCTGTCTCTCAGATTGCAAACGAGCTTGACCAGCAACAGAGCCAGACCTTGCTTGATTCCATGTTGAACGTATACCGCAGTCTGACTGCTATGCCTAGTGCTACTGGCAGCGAGAACGCAACGTCCGACAACGTGGGCGCAGTGATCGTCCGCAACGGCTGGAATCACACCGAAGCAAGGGCACAGCAGTACGAGAATATGTTCAAGTTCTCGGAACGCCAAAGCTTGTCTGTAATGCTGAAAATCCTGCGTGATACGGCTGGTTCTAAGCTGATGGCAAGTGACATCAACATCAAGCTGCCCCGCCGTCAGTACGATAATCAGCAGAGCAAGGTTCAGATTTTCGCACAGATGATTCAGCAGCCGATTGACCCGCAGTTGGCGTTCACTACGCCCGGTCTGTTCCCTGACCCGCAGGCTGCTTACGAAATGAGCAAGCCCTTCCTGATTGCCGCTGGAAAGCTAGGCAAGGATGGGAAAGCACCGAGACCGCAGGAACAGCCTAAACAGGATGTTCCCGACATAAATGCCGGGAACATGGCTGATAAACAACCAAACAATGCGGATGGAGAAAAAGATGATGCGTGATTTTTGGAAACAGTTGTTTTGCAAACATGACTATACGCTTTCTCGTTGGCATTGGACGCACGGTATCAACGGAAACGAACCACGAGAAATGGAGTGCGAGTATATCTGCACGAAATGTGGGAAATTCAAATGGACACACCCTGACCGAAATTCGGCGCGAGAAAAATCTATTTTGGATAGCGGCATTGAGCCGTACAAAAGAATTTATCCAAAGGAATAAAGAATCACCCCGAATTTTCGGGCTGATATATTCCGGCAGGGAAGCCGGGATACAAATTTCGCAGCGTTGCAGGGAAGCAACGGTAAAAAAACGCAGGAGGAAATTAACGATATGAAACTTAATGTGTTGCTTGGTGATGCCTACAAAGAGGGCATGACCGCCGATGAAATCATTTCTGCGCTGGAAAAGGTTGCAGACCCTAACGCAGAGGTCGAGAAGCTGCGCAACGCCGTGACGAAAGCCAACAGCGAAGCAGCCGAGTACAAGAAGCAGCTCAAAGCAAAGCGTACTGATGACGAGAACGCCGCACAGGAACAGGCTGACAAGCTGGCAGAAATGCAGAAGCAGATTGAAGCCCTGACTGCCGACAAGGAGAACCTCGTCAAGGAAAAGACCCTTGCATCTTACCGTGAGAAGTTCGTTGCACAGGGTTATGATGCTGAACTGGCTGGCAAGGCTGCATCTGCACTGGCTGACGGTGACATGGACAAGGTGTTTAAGTTCCAGTCGGAGTTTATGACCGCCCATGACACCGCATACAAGGCTTCTCTGCTGAAGGATATGCCCACGCCTCCGGGTGCGGATGGCAAGGGCAGCTCTGATAGTGAGGGCGTGGCGTTTGCCAAGAACCTTGCGCAGCAGAACGCAAATGCTTCTAAGGCATCGAGTGACGCAATGAGTGCTTTCCATTAACATAACAAGGAGGAAAACATGAAGTTTACCCGAAACACGGTCAACGGAATCAACGATACCATCCTTGCTTCCAATGATTACACTGCCATTCCTTTTACCGTGACCGAAACTGCTGCGGTTAAGGCTGGCTATCCCATGACCAAAGCTGGCAAGAAGGCGACTTCCGCCACCGCAGATGGCATTCTGCTGTATGACGTTGACCCGGCAGAGAACCCCAATGCTTCCCTGCTGATTCGTGGCGTTATCGACACCAAGAAGGCTGCTGCAAGCTCTGGCTTCACCTACGATTCTGATGCAATCACTGCGCTTAAGACCGCCATTCCCGGTATCTTCTGCCGTGACAACATCAGCGTAAACGCTTAATAGGAGGTAAAACAACATGGCACTGAATCTTAAGGAAGTCTTTGCCCCGGCTGCGATTGCCGCCTATTGGACGAATGACCCTTCCAATGCGATGCCTTTCGCATCTGATGCACTGTTCCCTGCAAAGAAGAAGGCCGGTCTTGACCTGAAGTGGCTGCGTGGTCACAAGGGCGTTGGCATTTCCCTGATGCCCAGCGCATTTGATGCAAAGGCTACGTTCCGTACCCGTGAGGGCTTCAAGTTTGATGAGACCGAGATGCCGTTTTTCCGTGAGGGCTACCATCTTGGCGAGAAAGACCGTCAGGAAATCCTGCGTGTTCTGGACAGCAACGACCCCTATGCTCGTGACGTGATGAACCGTCTGTACGATGACACCGCACAGCTTATCACTGGCGCACGTATCGTTCCTGAGCGCATGATCTGGCAGCTGCTGGCTCCCGCCAATGGTGTTCCCGGTATCACCATCAAGGCGAACGGCGTGAACTACACCTACAACTACGACCCGGACGGCACTTGGAAGTCCACCAACTACAAGGAAGTCTCTGCCGCAAAGTCTAAGTGGAACGTCACCACCGCCACCCCCATTGCTGACCTGAACGCCGCAAAGGACGCTGTTCTGGCAAGCGTGGGCGAGGTTGTGACTGAGGTGTACATGAACACCGCTACCTTCCGCAACATGATTGCTGCGGATGAGGTGAAAAACCGGTTCATGACCGTCACCGCAAAGGCAAACGCCGTTCTGCTGGACGCTGAAGCACGGCAGATTATCGAATCTGCAACCGGTCTGACCATCCATCTGTACGACAAGATGTTCAAGGCAGACCAGTACAGTGCAAGCGAGAAGTATCTGCCTGACGGCATGGTGGTTATCACCCCTGCTGGCGCGCTGGGCAATGTCTGGTACGGCACTACTCCTGAGGAAGCCGACCTGCTGTCTGGCCAGTCTGGTGCATCTGTGTCCATTGTGAACACCGGCGTTGCCATCACCACCGAGCTGACCGTTCACCCGGTCAATGCCAACGTCTACGCTTCCGAAATTGTCTTGCCTTCTTTTGAGCGCATGGACGCTGTGTACTGCATTAAGGCTTACTAAGGCGAAAGGAGGAAAGCAGCATGGGAGACCAGTATTCTGAGGCGGCAGTCAAGCTGGGGCAGTACATTGCTCCTGCACTTGACCGTGAAGTCACGGACGAGGACTACCCACTTTTTGACCTGCTGCTTGATTTCGCCAAAGACAAGATATTTGCACAGGGCTATCCGTTCGGTAACAGACCGGACGAGCTGCCCTTGCAGTATCAGTCATTGCAAATACGAATTGCAGCGGAACTGTACAACCACATCGGCGCAAACGGACAGACGAGCTACACCAACAACGGTATCACTCGTGTGTGGGAATCGTCCGATGTGGCGCAGTCCCTGCTTAACGAAGTGGTTCCGAGAGTAGGTGTTATCGGCTGATGTTCAATGGAAGCCCGCTGGATAAACGCCCACTGTGGTACTCAAACCCAGTTGGCGAAAAAACGCCTGTTGTGGACGAGTGGGGAAACGAGACTGGCGAATCCGCATACGAATCGTGGAGCGAACCTGCAAAACTGATGCTGAACGTCAGTCCTCCTACTGGTTCTGCGGAAGCAAGCCCTTTTGGGGCGTTCACGGATTACAGCTATGTTGTCAGTTCGTCCAGCAAAAAGCATAATACTCCACTTTATGAGGGCACGCACGTCTGGTTTCGGACGGACGTTTCAAAGCCCTTTAATTACATTGTGGTCAAGGTCGCAGAGCATATCACGGACACGTTGTATGCGCTGAAGGAGGTGGCCGCAAGTGAAAATTAAAGTGAGGTTGAGCGATGCCGGACTTCGTGATGCGGAACGTCAGATACAGGAGTACAAGACCACCCTGAACAAAAAAGCGCAGGAGTTTGCAAAGGCACTAGCGCAAAAAGGCATTGACGTTGCGACTGTACGGTTTGCTAACGCACAGTATGCTGGCGACAATGACGTAACAGTTGAACACGACCCGGTACAAACGCCAAATGGCTTTGCAATCGTAGCGCACGGAAAGGCGGTTGCGTTTATCGAGTTTGGCACTGGTGCACATCACAACGGATATGGCGGTGAACTGCCACCCGGCGTTGGTGCGCATGGCTCCTACGGCAAAGGGCAAGGCGCAAACCGCAGATGGTACTACTACGGCGAATCTGGCAATGCTGGTACACCTGTAAAAACGGTGGACGGCAAGGGACAGCTTAACTACACGGACGGTAACGAACCGGCTATGGCTATGTGGGGAGCTGTTGAAGAAATGGCTTCTCAGGTAGAAGCAACGTGGAGGGAGGTCTGGAATAGTTGATCGATTATTTCAATTCCATCTTCACGGCTGTTGCGGCCGAACTTCGGAAACAGGTTCCTGGCATCTTTGTTACCGGTGAAATCAATGACAGCAAAGTCAAGAAGTTTCCATGTGTGCAGATAGAGGAAAACAGCAATCTCCCGGTTCATCGGGATTCTGCAAACCGAAGTAAGTATGCTGCCGTTTCCCTGCGTGTGCGTGTCTATTCCAACAAAACCAGCGGACGCATTGCAGAAGCCCGCTCTATTGTGAGCATCGTGGATTCTGTGTTGGAACCGCTCAATTTCTATCGAAAATCGTTTGCCCCGTTGAATGGGCTGTACAACAATTCCGTCTATCGGATTGATTGCAGCTACGGGGCAACAATCGGAGAGGACGGAATGATTTACCGAAACTAAGGAGGTAAACATTCTATGAGTACTGCTATCTCCGGTCTGAATACCACCCTGTACTGTGGCGACAGCGCAACCGCTCTGACGAAGCTGTGCGACATCAAGGATGTGCCTGACCTGATCTCCGAGCCGAACCTTCTGGATGCCACCACTCTGTCTGACCCCATGCAGGTCAACATCTTTGGCATCATCCAGAGTGACACCAAGTCCTTTACTGCCAACTACAACAAGACTGACTACAAGAAGGTCAAGGAAGCTGGCTACGATGAGACTTCCGAGAGCAACACCGTGAAGTATTACGCCCTGAAGATGCAGGACGGCTCCGGCTTCACTTGGCAGGGTATGCATCAGGTTGGTCTGTCCGGCTTTGGCGTGGACGAGGTTGTGGAAATGACCATCAACTGCATCTTCACCAAGAAGCCTGAGTTCAGCGAGACCCTGACTGTCAACGGCGGCTAAACCGCAAAAATCGAATCAATCAAACCTGGCAGAACTGAACAACGGATTTGGTTCTGCCCCTATTTATAAAGGAGAGCATTTATTATGGCTGCAAAGGTTATCAATTTTCATTCCCCCGATGGCAAGAATACTTACGAGCTGACTTTCACCCGTGACAGCGTGGAAGCTACCGAACGTGCAGGCTTTCAGATTGGCCAGTACACCCAGATGACCAACCTGCTGTCCAACTCCCGCGCCCTGTTCTACGGCGCGTTTATCGCCCGAAATCGTGGCATCAAGCGTAAAGTCGTGGACGAAATGTTTGCCCACATCGACGAGAAGGAAGAGCTGATGGCTGCGTTGCTTGAGATGTTCATGGACGCTTCTAAGTCTCTGCTGGCAACTGATACTGAGGACAAGACCGCAAAAAACGCAACGTGGGAGATTGTGTAACCGCACAATCTCAGGAACCAGACGGAGAGGGAGAACCGTTTTCCTTCTCCAAGCTGTTCCATGATGTAGAAGCCTATTATATCTCCATCGGCATGACCTACGATCAGTTCTGGCACGGCGATGTCTGGCTGGCCAAGGTATACCGTGACGCAGAGGAGCTGCGAGAACGCAGAGCTAATGCAGAAGCATGGAGAAACGGTTTTTACATGGCATCTGCGCTTTCCTCTACGGTTGGCAATATGTTCCGAAAGAAAGGGTCTAAGCCGATCAAGTACATGGATAGACCGCTTCCCCTTACTCAAAAGGAGAAAGACGAGTATGAATACCAACGCGCAGTTGAGGCGCAGGAGCGAATCAAGAGAATGATGTTCTCTATGATGGAAAGTGATGGTGGTAGTGATGGCTGATGTTGATATTACAAGCTTATCCGTAGAAATTTCTGCGGAATCGCAGGGCGCAGAGCTTAATATCGACAAGCTCGCTACCGCCATTTCTAATTTGCGGACAAAGGGCAATGTGACGAAGGTTGTCAACAGCCTTGATAAGCTGTCCGCTTCCATTTCTGCGCTGAAACAGGCATCCACCGGCTTGTCTGGGCTGGACAACATCACAAATTTTCTGAATGGCATCGGCAACGCAAACTTTTCCGGCAGTGTAAAAAGCATTAACAGCGTTGTCAACGCCATCAAGAAAATTCCTGCCGCCGTGTCCGGCTTGAATGGCGTGGACTTCTACTCCATGTCCGGCAGCATTACTGAACTGACAAACGCAATGGCTCCCCTGTCCATTCTGGATGCTTCCGGCTTAAAAGCAATCGGCAGTGCTGTCAATGCCATTGGGAAAATCCCTGACCTGACCGACAAGCTGAAAGCCACCGACCTCGATTTTTTTGCAAGTTCTTGTCAGAAGATTTCCGCCGCCCTTACTCCCCTCGCATCTCAGCTCGACAAGGTGGGCAATGCCTTTGCAAAGCTGCCGCCACAGTTGAGCAAAGTGGTCACGCAGGCAAATCGTGTGACTGCCGCCAACGAACGGCAGAAAAAAAGCTACATAAGCCTTTCCGCCCAGCTGAATGGTTTCATGCTGTCTGCGAAAAAGCTGGTTTCGCTGAAAGCTATTGCTGAGTATCTTGGCAACGCTGTTGCGAAGTTCAATGACTTTTACGAAGCGACAGACCTGTTTCATAATGCTATGGGCAATTTGAGCGGTGAAGCAGATACGCTCATTAGCAAGATGCAAGGCCTGCTTGGAGTTGACCCGACCAAAGCGATGACCTACATGGCTACCATCCAGAGTTTGGGTACTTCGTTCGGTTTGGCCAGCAACAAAGCATACATTCTGTCTAAGAACCTGACCCAGCTTGCCTATGATGAGGGCTCTTATTGGAACAAGGATGTTTCCGAAACCTTTACCGCAATGTCCTCTGCTATCTCTGGCGAGATTGAACCTATTCGCCGTCTTGGCGTTGATTTGTCTCAGGCGCGGTTACAGCAGGAACTTCTTGCCTTGGGCTTTAACAAGCAAGTCTCTAGCCTGTCCCAGGCAGATAAAGCAGTTCTGCGTTACATTGCCATTATGAAGCAGACTGCCAACGTGCAGGGAAACCTTGCACAGACCATCCAAAGCCCTGCGAACCAGATTAAGATTTTGAAAGCGCAGTTGGATATGCTGGCGAAGTCTGTTGGCTCTCTGCTCTACCCTGCCATGAAATCCATTCTTCCCCCGCTAATTGCCGCTGTTCAGCTCATTCGGGAGTTCGTTCAGTGGGTGGCAAAGCTAATGGGCGTGAAGGTTGTGTTTACTGATTTCACTAAGAGCGCTGACAGCGTTGGTGGCATCGGTGACGCAATGGATGACACGGCAGATTCCACTAAGAAAGCTGCCAAAGCCCTCAAGGACTACACGATGGGCTTTGATGAACTGAATATCATTGGCCCTACACAGGGAAGCTCCGGCTCTGGCGGCGGTGCATCTGCTGGCAACATCTTGGGCGATGTAGACCTGTCCGGCTACGATATGTTCAAGCAGTACAACGAAGAGCTCGCAAAGCAGATTGATGCTATTAAGCAGAAAATCAAAGATATGCTTCCTCTTATAGCGACTGTAGCAACCGCTTTTGCCGCTTGGAAGCTCACAAATCTTATTACGGATATTGTGGACGCTATCTCCAAAATGAACGCACTGAAATCCATTGTTTTGGGGCTTGGCGTTTTTACAGTGGGCATCGTCCTTGAGATTACAGGCATTAAAGATGCAATTGAAAATGGCGTAAATGGGAAGAATTTCGCTGAAATTGTTCTTGGCGCTTTAATTGGAACTACAGGCGCAGCCATTCTTGGCAAAGGAATTGCTCAGTTTATCGTGACCGGCTTTGGCAATACTGCTGTTGGAGCGGCCATTAAAGCAGCTGGCGGCTCTACTGCTGGCGCAATTATTGGAGCAGCAGTTGGCGGAGTAGTGACCGGCATACCTATGTTTGTAACGGGCGTTTACGATGCTGTCAAAAATGGCTTAAACACGTTAAACGGAATTTTGATTCCGCTTGGCTCGACAATGACTGGCGCAGGCATTGGCGCAATCATCGGCTCTCTTGGAGGCCCAATTGGTACGGGTATCGGAGTTTTGGTTGGCCTGATTGTTGGCGCAATGACCGACGTTGGAATTGCCATCTATCAAAATTGGGATAAAATCACTTCTCAACTTGATAAAATGAGCGCCGAATTTAAGCAATGGTTCGTTGGTGTCTGCGAATGGTGGAATGAAAAGTGGGAAGGCTTCAAGACCAATTTTCAAACCGCGTGGGAAAGCCTTCCCGGGTTTGTTCAGCATCCAATTCAGGCGCTTGACCAAGCGAGTGCAGGCTTAAAGCAGTGGTTTTCCGGCGTTGGCGAGTGGTGGAACCAGAAATGGGCTGGATTTAAAGAAAACTGGGACAAGGCTTGGAACAGCCTTGTTGACACTTTAAAAGCGCTTCCAAAGAAATTTCTAGACTATGGAAAGAACATCGTTCAGGGCTTGATTGATGGTATCAACAAAGGCATTGAGAATGCAAAGAAAACTGTTGGCGGACTTGCAAAAGCTATCCTGGACAAGTTCACGACAGATACCGGCATCCACTCCCCTTCCAAAGTTTTTGAACAGTTTGGTATCTACATCGACCAAGGCCTTGCAAACGGTATCACTGCAGCGCTTCCTTACGTTGAACAAGCTATGACCAAACTGGCAAACGTTGCTCAGCAGAAGGGCAACGAGATGATTGATTATGGCGCAGACGTTGCAAATGGCTTTGTTGATAACATGGTCAATACGTTCGACGCAAAGTGGAATGAAATCGACAACGGGCTCAAGAGCGACTTCATTGGCACGATTAAGGGCATGATCGATGCGGTCAAGAAAGGCGATATCCAAACCGTCGCTGAAAACACCGCAGCTATCATTTGGAAGGCGATGGGAGAGGAAAACAGAAAACAGGTCAAGTCTTATGCTTCCGACTTGGTTTCCAATCTTACCAGTGCTCTTAAGACCGTTGGTTCCAAAGTATTTTCTTCTGCAAAACTCGTCGGAAAGAACATTTTGGATGGAATCACATCCAAGTTTGGCGAAATCTCCACGCAGGTCGTCGGTCTCGGAAGTAAAATTGCGTCCTCGTTTTCTTCTCTGATTGGACCAATCTCGGCATCCGGCAAAGCGATTAGTATTGGCCTTTCTTCTGGCGTTTTAAGTCAGTTCCCGTCTATCATCGCTGGCATTGCCGGGCTTATCGGTCAAATTGGAGCTGCATTTATGGGCATCTTGCAGACGATCGGCAGCGTCTTGACATCTCTTGGCATCCCAACTGGTGTCATCATGATCGCTGGCGGCGTTGCAATTGCAGCAGCCATCGCAGGAATTGTCGGAACGCTTGTTGGAAAGTACGGAACAAGCTCCAGCCCGTCCGTAGACAATAACTACTCGAGCTACCCTGGCACGAGCGATTATGATTCCGCCAATGGCTCCAATACATCTTCTGGTAGTTATTACCCAAGTTCTTCCAATAGCGGAGCGAGCTCCGCAGAACTCCGTAGTGCCGTCCACGATGGGTGTTATAACGCATTCCTTGACATCTTCCAGCGGTACGGAGACGAGCTTACCGGAGGGAAAGAGCTCAAGATTTACCTTGATGGTAAGCAAATCACTGCGTCCGTTGAGAAACGGCAGTCTGAGCGTGGGTTCCAGATTATGGGAAACGAAGTTTACAGCTACTAAGGAGGTTTACGTTTTATGCAATCTCTCGTCACAGTAAATGGCAGAGAGCTGCCTGAGCCTTCCTCCTACGACGCTACAACAAGCACTATAGTCGATTCTGGACGAAACGTACAAGGCAAAGTCGTTGGGTCTGTGGTGCGGCACGATGTTGCGAAGATTTCCCTAAAATGGAATTATCTTACCGCAAGACAGTGGGCGGACGTCATCGGGCCGTTCACCACAAACTTTTACTGCACTGTTCGGTTTTATAACCAAGCAACTGCAAGCTACACGACAAGGCAAATGTATGTTTCCGATAGAACCGCCGGAATGTGGAGGCGTTCCCCGTCCAACGGAAACGTTATGGGATGGGTCGGGACATCCCTTAGCCTGGTTGAAGTTTAAGAGAGGTGATTATTTATGGGCTTTCTGCCTTCCGACAAGTGGCTTGAACAATACGACAAGACACTTGTTCCGGAGATGTTTGTTCGCATCACTTACCACGTCTCTGACGATAAGGCCCAAGCAGACGCCATTGCCAGCTCTTCCAACCAGGCTTTATTCAGCAACACGTTGTCTGTCACAGACCTGGATTCTGCTTCTTTGGCCAATTATGCCACCGGAGAACCTAATTTGTGGGTCCTTGACGGGAGCAAACTTTTGGTCCCAGGTTCAGAGCCATACGAGAACGCTGGGTATTTAAGTATGGATTGTGTTTCTGACACAAACCATCCAATTATCACTTTCTCTTTTAGCAAACTTCACTCTGAAAAAATTCCAGGGGTTACAATCATATGGTCGTCTGCTTTAAATGAATTTGCAAAATCTTTTAGGTTGGCGGCTTATAGCGGAAAGGAGCTCGTTGCGTCAAAACAAATTGACGATAACCAGTCGGTTGAATCCTCTGTAGATTTTGAGATTTCTGGGTATGATTCAATTACCCTTGAAATTTTGGAATGGTGCATCCAAGGCCGTAGAGCTAGAGTAGAACAAGTTGAATTCGGCCAACGTATTCAATTTAACAAAGCAGACTTGCTCTCCTATACGCACGAATCGAAACGCGACCCGGTTTCCGGTCAGCTTTCCAAGGATTCCGTTTCGTTTTCCGTCGATAATTCCAAGCAGCGTTGGAACCCGGTAAACCCGGGAGGTCTTTACCAATATCTCTACGAACGTCAAGAGGTTTTTGTTCAGTATGGCATGGACATGGGAAATTCAATCGAATGGATTGATGGAGGGAAGTTCTTTCTTTCTGGATGGACAATTCCGGCGAATGGCATAACGGCATCGTTTGATGCCAGGGACGCCCTATCTTTCCTCCAAGATTCCATTTATACTGGGCACACGAGTGGAACGCTTTATCAGATGTGTTTTGATGCATTAGAGCTTCTGGATGTTCCCGGAATCTCTTACGAAATTTCGGAAGAATTAAAGAACTATTCTTGCGACATTTCCTCCGATGCTTCTTCTTATAAAAACGCAGACGTTCTTCAGCTTGCTGCAAACGCAGCCGGGATGGCTCTTTACCAATCCAGAGATGGGGTCATTCACATTGAACGTGTTCCTCTTGTTCCAGTCACGAGGTCTGATATTGAGGAAATATCGCTCTTGAATAGCTTTAAATACCCAGAAATAACGTTTTCGACAAAAATAAAAAACGTATCGTGCAAGGTTGGCGGCGAATCCGTTTTTTATCCAGCCGGAGCTAGTGGGAACGGAGCGACCCAAAGCATCAATAATCCGCTTGTATCGAAATCTGTATCTTCTAGCGCAAAAAATGCGTTGACCGAAACATACGCACTTCTTTCTAACAGAAGAAAGGTAAACCTGGAATTTCGTGCAAGCCCTCATATTGATGCGTTGTCTTTTGTTAGAGCAAACCATCAGTTTGGATATGCATCGAACGTTCTCGTTACGGATGCCAAGTATACCTTTAACGGATGTTTTAAAGGTACGATGGAAGGATATATGGTGGAAAGTGCGAGTGCCCTTAGACTTGATAAGGGCTCCGTTTTTGTGGCTCCTGGAGAGACCGTTCGTTTAACCGCAACGCTTGTCCCTTCCTCAGAGGATTCCCCAGCAATCGGATGGGAAGCATCTCCTCCCGACGTTGTTTCCATTTCCGTCGTTTCCAACAAAGGCGGCGTTTCTGTTTGCGACATTTCTTTTGTTTCCAGTGGAGATGCCGTAGTCACAGCCTTCGTGTCTTCCGTATCTGCAAAGTGTACCGTTATCAGTCAGGCTCCGTCTTTGTCGGATATGCCGGAAGGATCGTCTGTTTACATTCAAGAAAGTGGTGCGGATGTAGAGTTTGTTGTCGCAAAACATGGGTATGAGCCTGGCTTAAATGGTCCGGGGAGAACACTTCTTATCAGGAAAGAACCTCTTGCTGAAACAGTGTGGAACCAGACGCACGTCAATACATACGACGGAAGCTCCATCGACAGGCTGTTGAAGGGAGATTACGCAAACAGATTTAGCGACACCGTCAAGTCCGCAATGGGGCTTACCTCTTTCTATTACACGGTAGGCGGTAGCACTACGGAAATCAGAACGCTTTCTCGCAGTGTTTTTCTCCCGTCTATTTATGAGATGTTTGACCCGGAAGACAAAAACGCAGATGTTTATGTAAATGGCAGTAACCCATTTTTCAAAAAAGAAGGTTCTGTACTACCAAAGCAAACCCGAAATGCTTTTGTTCAGTCTTATGATGATTCCGTCAATCGTCTTATCTGCAGATGGTCACGCTCCCCTGCATGGCGAGATTATTCCGGGAATCCCATTCAAGGCCAGCTTGTTGGAACATACAGTCTCGGAACAAATAATGGAGGCAAGACGTTTTTCTATTCAGAATCGTATAACGCGTGGAGTTCCAATAAATTCAGCCCTGTTTTTACGCTTCCGTCTACGACTAAAGTCGGTAACGATAAAAAGATTTTGCTTTAAGGAGGGACTATGGCGATTTGGATTACAGACAGAACCCAAGACGATGTTGACCGCCTAAAGTTCATTTATGGTAAAGCCGTGAACGGGACCTGGACGGATGAGGAAAAAGCGGAGTGGCTTTCCGGTATGAAAGGGGCTCTTGACTACAGAGATTTTTCGAGAATAGAAACCGGCATATCCGAGCTTGCTTCACTTCTCGGTGCGGACGTAGATGTCAAGACGGACTGGGACATAAACGGGTATCTTACCACGTCAGATGCCACTAGGTGGCTGTCGAATATCGAATCTATTCGTTCTAAAAACTCAGGAGACGCCAAAACTGCGCCGACGCCTACGTCTATGGATAGGCTCGGATTCGAGACAATGAACCAACTTGAAAGCATTTTGTCAGACATAGAATCAATCGCCAAAACTTACGTTACTTTTTCTGGCGAATACATGGCTGGGGAGGACCAATATGGTTTTTGAAGACCGCATATCAAAATATCCTGGCAGGTGGACGTTAGTCCGTGAGGATGGGTCGTCTGAAATTGTAACGCTCGTCCGAAACGACGAACCCATAAAGGACGGCACACCAATCAACGCATCCACTTTAAATGAGCTGAGTACAGTTGCAGGTGCCATCAACGCAAAAGAGGAAGCCGTTTCGGCGGCAAATTCCGCTGCGGAAGAACGTGCAAAAGCAGAACAGGCTGCAAAAAATGCCGCAAAAGACGTTTCTGCAATTGTAAAAGCAGACTCCGAAAATGCAGCTTTGTCTGCTGCTGCTGCCAAGACAAGCGAAATCAATTCAAAGCGTTCGGAATCTCAGTCTGCTACTTATTTGCAGGGCACAAAAGAATACTTTGAGCAGGTCCGCACCATCACCATCGGTGCACAGGGGTGGTACGCCACGCCAGAGGCGTTAAAGGCTGCGGTCCCGGTAGGCGAAAACGGCTGGTGGGCTGTCGTCGGAACGACTGACACCATCTGGACGTGGGACAGTGACACGAAGTCGTGGAAGGATAGTATTCAAAAAGCGGACCTTTCCGACTACTACACCAAAGCCCAGGCCGATGCCAAGTTCGGCACGCCGTACACCCTGCCGCCCGCTACGGCGGGCCAGCTGGGCGGCGTGAAGGTAGGCGACTATCTGGACATTGCCCCGGACGGCACCCTGAGCGGCAAGACGCTGTATGACACCATCGCGGCCAGTGTGGCGGTAAAGTCGGAGGCGCGGCTGGTGTGGAGCGGAAAAACAACGATTGGGAGGAGAAAAACTGAGACAATTAACGTTCAGGACGGTGTAGATTACGTTAACCTCCGCATAAACGAAACTGATTTTAATCTTACCCCTGGTATGACATATGAAACTGGCAGTTTTGGCGCGGGAAGTCTCACGGTCACAGTATTATTTTCGGCCGACAAAAAACGTCTTGAATGTACCCTTACCAATACGCTGAATACTGTATCGGTTGTATTCACCGGCTACCACTACCCCACCTTGGCAGAGCTGCTGACCGAGACGCAGGCCGCACAGGCGGACACGGATGCCCTGGCGGTAGATCAGGAGTACCGCCTGACCCTGCTGGAGCTGGGACTGACCGATGACACCACCACTGACACAAGAACCACATAAGGAGGTAAAAACTATGTTGTATCGTATCTGTAAACGCCTGATCGAGCGCGGACAGACCGCTGGTCTTGCGGACAAGCTGGACGTGTTCTACGCCATTGGCCGCATCACCGATGCCGAGTATAAGGAGCTGATCGAGCTGCTGGAGGACAAGACCGGCAATAAGAACAAGGAGGCTTAAATGAGTAAAACAATCATGGACGTTTCCCGCTGGCAGGGCAACATCGACTGGGACAAGGTCAAGGCCAGCGGCAAAATTGACGGTGTGATGCTGCGGGCCATGGGCAACAGTGCAGACGGCAAGGCAAGCAAGCCGTATCTTGACCCGACCTTTGAGCGCAACTATGCAGAGTGCACTCGGCTTGGCATCCCGGTAGGCGTGTATGGCTATTTCAAGGCCGTCAGCCGAGCAGAAGCTGACAAGGAGCTGGCCCTGCTGAAAAGCGCCCTGATCGGCAAGACGCTGCGCCTGCCGGTGGCTGTGGACGTCGAGGACGCGTTGCCCGCGAAGCTTAGCAAAGAGGTGCTGACCGACCTGACCGCTTACGAGCTGAAAACGGTGCAGGACTGGGGATTTTACTCTATCTTGTACACCTACCTGAGCTATGCAGACAAGCACCTTTACATGACCGGCGCGGCGCTCAAGCCCTATGATGTGTGGCTGGCGGCCTACCGTAGCCAGAAGCCCGCCACGGTATACCCCTATGGGATGTGGCAGCATACCAGCTCAGGCAGCGTTCCGGGCGTTGCAGGCAATGTTGACCTGTCCATTGCCTACAAGGACTATACCAGCATCATTTGCAAGAAGGGCCTGACCCGTCTCCGGGAGGGCAAATGACCGAAAAAGAAGCTCTCCTGTGGGTGCTTGGCATCCTTGGCAGCCTGTGCGCTGCGGTCATCACCATCGACAAGGTGCTGGACATCATCCACAAGTACGTCAAAAATGCACAGGCCCCCGACGATGCGCAGAACAAGCGCCTTGACGACCTTGACCGGCGTGTTGGCGCACTGGAAACCGGCTATACCCAGCACACAGCGGCACTTTCCCGCGATTTGAGCCGCTTTGGAGACATCGACGAAGTGAACCGCCTGACCCTGCAGGCCGTGCGTGCCTTGCTAGAAGCGCAGCTCACCGGAAATAACGTTCAGGCCATGCAGAAAAGCAAGGTCGAAATTGACAACTATTTGACAGAAGGAGTAACGAAACATGGCAGCAATTCTTAATTTCATCCCCGCCCCCGTCGCAATCGTTCTTATTATCGTCGGCTTTGTGGCTTTGGCTGTCGGCGCTATCCGAATGGGCTATAAGCAGCTTGTCAAAGATCTGGCCTATGACCTCGTGTGCAAGGCCGAGGACAGCATCATGGGCAGCGGCCAGGGCGCAAAGAAAAAGAAGCAGGTCTTTGACGCCCTGCGTGCGGCCTGCCCTGCATGGCTGAAGCCTATCATCACGGATGAAGTGCTTGACGCGGTGATTGAAAAGGCCGTAATCCTGATGAAGAAGGCACTGGCAGAAAAGAAGCCTACCATCAACAAGGAGTAAAGCATGATCGAGCTAAGCGTATCTCTCGCATCCAATGGCGTCGTCAAAGTGCCGGGCTATGAGCAGCTGGTGCGCTTTGGCTACACCAAAAACCGGGGCGTGTACCGCCTTGCCGTCACTGCCGCCGGTGAGTGGGAAGGGCTGGCTATCCGCTGCTTCTGGCACGTGCCGGACGGCAAAGACCCGGCGTCCTCGCTGGTGGTGGACGGCTCTGTGGCCGTGCCCGCCAGCGTGACCGCCCAACCCGGCAATGGCTGCATCACCTTTGAGGGAAGCGACGGCACCCGCACGGTGACAAGTGCAGATCTGCGCTACCGTGTGGCTGCCAACTCCGGCACGGAGGACGGCACAGAGCCGGAGCCGGGCACCCCTGCCTGGCAGGAGCTGGTGGGGGCCGTTCACACCGATGCCACCGCCGCAGAGCAAGCCAAGACCGATGCACAGACAGCAGCACAGCAGGCTGCCACCAGTGCTGGCAATGCAGCCCAGAGCGCTCAGGAAGCCGCTGACAGCTTACAGGAGCTGAAGGACGGCATTGCCGCTGGTGACTTCAAAGGCGAGAAAGGCGACACTGGTCCCATCGGTCCGGTCGGCCCGCAGGGTGAGACAGGCCCACAAGGCCCCACTGGTGCTACCGGAGCCACTGGCCCTCAGGGTGAAACTGGCCCTCGTGGTGAACAGGGGCCGCGGGGCGAGAAGGGCGAGACCGGTGAGGTGGGCCCTGCTGGCGCACCCGGCAAAGACGCCACCGTGGACGCCACCCTGACCCAGAGCGGCAAGGCAGCTGACGCTAAAGTGACCGGCGACGAGCTGGCAAGAAAAGCCGTCATAGATGACACCACAGTCGGCACCGACGCATGGAGCGCAAAGCACCTTGTGGACATGCTCTGCCCGCCCATCTCTGAGACCGGCAACCCAATGGTGTGCTATCCTGTGGCGGGATATCCGTTGGGATGCAAGGTGAGTTGGGAGCCGACGCAGCAGGGCGAAGGAACGCCGTACCCGGCAGGTGGCGGACCTAACCTGCTGGATATATCTCAATGTACGGCTACAGTAGGTAAGCCTTATGGTGTGACTATAACGATTGAGGGCGATGTATTTAAGGTTAGCGGTGTGCCGTCAAGCAAGGTGACGGAGGAGGGCCAATACTCGTTTGCCGTTGCCTCGTGCACTCAAACCGAACTGCGCGGGAAGGGCTATAAAATCACCCCGTTTGCGTTAAAGGGGGATGTATCATCTGCGTGGGGACTGCGCACAGAAGATGAAGATAGCCTTGCTATAGCCGCTAAACTGACGCCCGGCGTGAATACCGACATACAACTTAGGCTAATGGTGTCCAAAGATACACCAGCCGCCTATGCACCCTACGAAAACATTCGTTCCATCAAGGGCAGGGACAGTGTGATGGTCGAGCGGTGCGGGGAAAATCTGCTGGACGAAGCGCGTTTTCCAATCTCTAAAACTAAAAATCATCTTATGATAACCTCTAAAATGACGTTGCCTGCCGGAACTTACACGGTTTGCATTTTGTCAGTGGCAAATGGAGTCTACGCAGACGGAGCTGACGTTAACCATACATATGACTCCAATAAGCACACATTCACACTTGCTAGACCGACCGCAGTACAGTTAAAAGCGTACTGGATAAACGAACGGCCTGAAAAGGATGAACATATTTGGCTTGTCAAAGGCAATGAATGGAGAGCCTACACCCCTTACACCGGCCAAACTGCCACCATCACTCTGCCCCGCACCATCTACGGCGGTACGGTGGATGCAGTGACGGGAGAGGGGCAGGAGACGCGGGCGCTACTTACGCTGACGGGAACGGAGAGGATATACAAGCGAGATAAGTATAATTTGTTTGAAATCAACTTAGCCCTGCCAGTATCCGTGCCTACTAGCACGGTAGTGGCAAGCCATTGGAGCGGCACAAAAACAGCAAACACTAACGCCCTATACGCTGAAAACAGAAACATTAACGTTGGCTTAAACACATGCGGATTTGATACCGTTGACGACTTAAAATCCTACCTCGCCGCCCAGTACGCCGCCAAAACCCCGGTGCAAATCGCCTACAAGCTAGCTACGCCTGTCCCCATCACCACCACAGGAGCGCAGCCTATCCCCGCCCTCCCCGGCGTGAACACTGTCCTGACCGACGCTGACAGTGCAACCGTTACCGGCAGGGCTGACCCCATCAAACGCATCACTGACCTTGAGGATGCTGTGGCATCAATGACCAACACATAAGGAGGTACATACATATGGCAATCAAAAGCAGATCTCGCCATGACCTGACGCTGCGCAGCATCAAGCGGGAAATCGCCGCTGGCCGCGATGTTGCGTTCTGGCTGGATAAAGCATATATGCACTACGACAACGGACTGCTGACCGCAGATGACATTGCAGAGGTGGAGCAGCTGGCGCAGGCGTACTACGATGCACTGGATGCGGAGGACGCTGAGGAAATCACGCAGTAAGGAGGATATCATGGCAAGCACTACATACGACCATTTTGTTGGCGCTAACAAAATGTACGCCGCACAAGAGCAATTTCGTGACATCACGAAAATGGTGACAAAACGTCACCATTTTGCCGTGCTTGGCAATATGGTGCGTAACGCCGGACAGCTCCCGCAGCCCTTCTGGCTCGGTGCTGCCTGTGGCGGCGGCTCGTGTGGTGCTGCCCGCTGCGCTGCAAAGGCTTGACAGACAGCAGATGACCGCCGCCATCAAAAACGCACCGCTTGGGAGGGTAGACCGTAAGATAGCCTTACTGCGGTACGTCGAGCGGCTTCCGCTGCCGGACATTGCGGCACAGACACATTACAGCCGGACGGCGATAGGCTACCGGCTGAAAGGAATTGAAAAAATGCTGGATGTATGATATACTAATCTTGTCTAGGGATTAGTTTTGAGATTTTGCTCTGGCGATTCAAAAAAGCGGCAGGCTTTCGGGTTTGCCGCTTTTCTTTTTATACGATTTGTGGTATAATATACCCAATAGAACCCGTCGAGCCTCTTAACAATGCGTATCATGGCGGGTCATTCAAGAGCTAACTCCGTGCTTAACGGAGAATTAAAAAAGCAGTCGCCAGATTCGGCGCTGAACAGTCTCCCACCCGCCTCCTTGCAGTGCGTACCATGTGGGAGACGCAGAAACCCCCGGTGTTCCGTTTGGAGCATCGGGGGATTTTTTACTTTTTCTTCAATTCCTCAAGCCTGCTGGAAAGTTCTTCTTCCCATCCTTCATGTTCTTTAAGGTACGGGGCGTAGATCAGGTCTTCGGCCTCTTTGCGGGCCGCAACGGCTTCCTCGACCGTGTCATAGCTGCCGAGATGATATTGCTTGCGTTGGAAGTTGATATATGCACGCCATCGGCCGTGGTTGTCTTTACACACGCCATTTGCGCCAGAAGTGGAATTTTTATTGATATGGCCTCCAACCCTTGTGCGAATCGACATAAGGGAAGAGCCACCCGCGTAAGCTGTGCTGTGAATTGCCCCGGTTTTTTCTCCAATGTCCCTGTTGCAATCTGCGCAATGCTGGATTCGAGAAATCCTTGTGATCTTTACGGTGGTTTCCTTCCCACATTTCGGGCAAATAGCACGGCACAGAAAACAACCTGACCTCTTTTCGGGCAAAACTTCCAATACTTTCCATCCGTTAATAATCTGTCCTTCTTTTTTCTTCGCCTTTCGTAAAGCCGTCTCCGTCATGGCTGGCTTTTGCCCTCGATTCGCGCAAGACAGACAGCTGCGGCTTTTGCCAAGACGCAGGGAGCTGTCATACACGTCTTTTACCACTCCGCACTCACACTGGCATGTGTAGTAGTGCGGCTTTTCAGACGGCGCAAGTACCGTCCACTTTCCAAAATGCTTTCCAGTCAAATCTGCCATAACATTCTCCTCAGATCAGCCCATAGTGCTCGGCCAGCAGGAAGCGGACGTATTCCGGGCAGTCGCGCTCGCCCAAACACCACCCCTGCACCGTGCGGCGCGGGATGCCCGCACCCTTTGCAAAGGCGGTCTGGCTGATGCCGGATGCCACCACCATCTCCCGCACGCTCATACGGGAGACGTCCCAGAGATGGGACAGGCGGGCGATCTCGGCGTCCAGATCGACATGCCCCTCGGCATCGTCCGGGATGCTGAGTGTAACGTTATTGATAAAGATTTCCTTCGGCTGCTTGGCAGCCATGCCAAAAAGTTCTGCATTGCTGTACATAGTTGACTTCCTTTCTTTTGGGTGATAATATGTTCGTGTACCTCCATGGTACGTCTTTCACAAAATCCCCTGCCAGATGTTGCGAGCATCCGGCAGGGGATTTTTTTATTTACAGGTCAATCCACTCTTCGTTCTCTTTGAGCGTCTCGACGTACTGGGGGTAGATGTCGCTGATGATGACGTCCTTCTCCATGTCGTCCAGTTCGCCGCTCATGAGCGCTTCGGACTGCTCATTGGTCAAGTGCATGTCTGCTGTAAACGTATCCGTTGCGTGATCACGGCAGTGCAAAACCTCACCATCGCAGCCGATGTGGGCGTAAATCGTCCAGACGGTTTCGTCTGGCTCCCACTGCTGCCAGTCCATGGTCTTGTATTCGTCAGGCTCCACCTCGGTGCCGTTCTCCATGACCTTTGCGGCGAACTCTTCAGCGTTAAGGATCTTCATATTTTTTACCTCCATGTTGTTGTGTGTTGGTGTCTTTCGCTGTCTTTATTATACGCTCATTGAGCGCAAAAGTCAAGCCTTTTTGTAAAAATTTGCGCTCAATGAGCACTTTTTTTCTTTTGGCAAAATAGAGCATTTTTGTCCTTCGTTGGTCGCTCGTTGCCTCTCCCGCCGGGCGTTTGCGATACACTGGGTGCAATAGGAGGGATGTATTATGAGCTATTACCTAACACCCGGAGCGCCCTATGTTCCGCAGCAGCCTGTCAACCCTTACGGCGGCATGGGTACGGTAGGGCTTGCCACTCCCCTGCCCAACACGCAGATGCAACAGGCACAGCCGCAGCGTCCGCAGCCGATGAATGGGCAGCAGCCTGTTCAGCAGTCGGCGCAGGACGGCGGTTGGTTGCTGGGTAGACCTGTTTCCAGCAGGGAAGAGTTTTTGGCGATACCGTCTGACCTGTACGGAAGATGGACGTATTGCCCGGATTTGCGTAGTGGTGTCATCTACTGCAAACGTCTGAATCCAAACACTTGTGAATCTGACGTGTTAGAATTCTACAGCCCGGAAGCGTGGCGGCAGATGCAAGCACAACAGGCACAGCAGACCGCTGCACCGACACAGCAGTATGTGCCTGTTGAGCAGTACGATGCCATCGTGCACCGGCTGGATGAATTGGAAAAGTGGCAGAAGAGCTTTTCTAAGCCCGCTGCCACAGCGAAGAAAGGAGAATAACAATGCCCTCTCCGTTTGACATGATTACGCACAGCCCCATCATGCAGCTTGCAAATCTGGCTCGTGCCGGGCAGAACCCGATGGGGCTTATCCAGCAGTTGAGCGGGCAAAATGCCCCTATCATGCAGGGCTTGAACCTGATTCAGGGCAAAAACGAAGCACAGCTCCGAACGATGGCACAGAATCTCGCCAAAGAGCGTGGCATCGACCTGAACCAACTGGCAAGCGTTCTGAATCTGACGCTGCCGAAGTGAGGAGACTTTGCAATGGACGATTTTGAAAACAGCCATCCAGAAAAAGATTTTGACATCAACAATCTGTGCGGCGATGACAAAATATGGGTTCCTTTAATGCTCGGCTTTATTTTTGGGGCTGCCAGCAAAAAATTGGACGACCCGAAAGATAAAAAAGACAATCCTCCGAGCTAACTTGATAATCCACAAATAAGCATCTCTCTAAGCGAAACGCTTCTCAGTTTTGCGGACTTGATAAAAACCGCTTTTGTTTGGCTTCGCCCATCGCACACGGCGGTGGGATAGCATAACGCAAAACTGAAAGGAGTTTTGTTATGGACGATTTTGCAACTGGCTATCTGGCTGGGCAGGACGGCGGCAATAACAACGGCGGATTTTTCGGCAACGAAGGTCTGTGGGCGGTTATCATCCTCGCCATCATCTTCGGCTGGGGCACAAACGGCTACGGTCGGAACGGTGGTGACAACGGCATGAACAGCTACATCCCCTATCTGGTGGGCACCGGTGCAACCGGTCAGGGCGGCGCAGATACTCGTGCGGCTTTGTCGGAGGGCTTCTACCAGCAGGACACTTCCCGTTCTCTGGCTGGCATCCAGAGCGGCATCTGCTCTCTGGGCTATGACCAGCTCGCACAGATGAACACCCTCAACGCTGCCGTTGCGGGCGGCTTTGCTGGTACTAATCAGGCGATCTGTCAGCTCGGCTACCAGAACGCACAGCTTGTGAACGGTCTGGAACGCAGCGTGTCCAACGGCGACAATGCCATCAGCCTTGCCATCATGCAGGAGGGCAACGCCCGGCAGGCGGGTCAGACCGCACTTGCCACGCAGCTGGCATCTTGCTGCTGCGAGAACAAGCAGCTCATCGGCGACCTAAAGTACACCATTGCACAGCAGGACTGCGCTACCCGTCAGGCTATCGCAGACAACGCCCGCGCCATCATGGACAACTGCAACGCCAACTTCCGCAGCATGATGGACTACTTCACACAGGATAAGATTGCCACTCTGACCGCTGAGAACCAGAGCCTGAAGTTCGCCGCTTCTCAGGATCGTCAGAATGCGCTTCTGACCACTGTGATGTCCCAGCAGACCGATACGATCCTGAACCGGGTCAATCCTCGTCCGATTCCCGCTTATCAGGTGGCAAACCCTAACGTTGGCGTGAACTGCTGCGGCTGCTGCTAACCTACACACTCCCCGATAACACCGGGTGAACCATCGGGGCAGGGGTAAGACACCTCTGCCCCTGATTTTATAGGAGGAAAACACTATGGCTTGCAAAACAAGCTGCAAACTTTGCCCGCACTTGGTCATCAGTCAGGCAGTCACGTTTGCCGACGATACTCTGACCATCAACATCCCTGCTGGCGCATACCAGAACGGCGAAAAGTATTGTATCGTTGTCGCTCAGAGCTTGCCGGACACGACTACCATCAACGCACCTGTGGTCATTACCATAGGTGCAGGCACGACCGCATACCCTCTGACCGACTGCAACTGCGCTCAGGCAACTGCTGAGAGCATCCACACCCGCACCCGCTACGCTACCCGTGTGGCAACGTCTGCAACCGGCACCGGCACGTTTAAGTATCTTGGCTGCTTCTGCCGTTCCCACGCCGGTGCGCCCGCGTCCATTTCTTGAGGAGGTATAGATTATGGGCAAGACTAATTTTCGCCGCATGATGATGCTCCGCGACCACGACAAAGACCGTGAGCCGGAACGTGACCGCCTTGAGGAAGAGCGCGATCGCAGGGAGCGTGAGATGGAACGCCGTCTGCGCAAGCTGGAAGATGGCAGCGACCGCTATCCCTATTATCCGCAGGAGGAGAACCGCTACATCGACCCCTACCCTATCCCCCGCTACCCTGACGTAGAGTATGGGCGCAAGATGCCGCAGATTGGCTTTTCGCAGAACGGAGACTGGGATAAGCGGTCTGGGCAGTATGAGCATGGAGGTGCGGACAGCCGCTCCATCAAGATGCCACGCAAGCACCTCACCCACGATGAAGCAGAGGAATGGTGTGACAGCATGGTGAACGCTGACGGCACGAAGGGCTGTCACTGGACGCTGGAACAGACACAGGACGTTGCCAAACAGCGCAATATCACCTGTGACCCGAACGATTTCTGGGCTGTCATGAACATGATGTACTCGGATTATTGTCAGGTTGCAAAGCGTCAGTCCGTTGACACTCCGGGCTTTTACGCTGACATGGCAAAGGCGTTCCTTGATGACACGGATGCTGTAGACGGCAAGGCGTATGCCTATTGGGACTGCGTGACAGAGAAGTGAAACAAAAGAGGGGGTGTGCCCAAAATTGGGCAGACCCCCTCTTTATTTACTATCAGCACTAAAAATTCAGTTATGACCAGCGCCGAATTGGGCTTTGATAATTGGCGGCTGAAAATTCAGCCGTCAAATCAGCCTAAGTCAATCTGGTCTTTTGATGCCGCAACGGACAGGTTGTAGATGTATTCCCCTGCCGTGAATCCGTGCTTGCGTGCTTCTCTCGTAACAAACGTCCGCTCGCTGTCGCTCATAAGGATTGTGATTCGCTTGCTACGTTTGCCGTCACCTTTCTGCCCTTGATGGGAAGTGTAAGGCTGAATCTCCATCGTGCGCTTTGCATCGTTGACGGACAGGTTAGTAAGCGCAATCATAATCTGCTGGTTTTGCTGTACGATGGCTTGCAGAACTTCCGTGTTCTTCATCAGCACTTGCAAGATTGCATCATTCTGCGTGTCAGGCTTGTTCTCCTGCGGAGCAAGGCCGTAATAGCCATCCTTTCGAAGAGACGGAAGAACGTCGTCAAACACCCAACTTTCAAACTTCTCTGCGCCGGGCAACTTGCTGTGGGTGATAAGACGGTAAACGTCTCCTTCCGGGATAAAGCTCATCTCCTGCACACCACTATTTGTAGGCGCATAGCGTTTCGTTACGCCCTTGCAGTGGTCAAAAACAGCCTTGCGGGGAACTGCATACCCAAGTGCTTTTGCAACGTCAGAAGCACAGAAAAGAATCTTTCCATCTTCTTCAATCGTGCGGAGCTGGCCAAAGTTACTATTCTTAAAAACGTGAAGTGCATTACATTTCTTGTTATCCATTATATCCTCCATATTCAACTGTTTGGCATCTTCCATGCCGACCTCATACGCCTTGTAAGTGATTCGAGATAATGCTTCTGCAATCTCGTAATCATCCTTATTGAGCGAACGACCATTGCTGTTTTTCTTGAAGTTTTCGAGAATCTCTTCTTTCGTTGCCGGAATGTTCATTAGCTTTACCACAAAAATCTTGCTTGTAATGCAACTATGAAGATGATATAATGGATTTATCACCCATAATCGCATGGAGTGTAATCCCTTAAACTGTCTGTTACTGCCAAGTTCCGAACAGTTTAGGGGATTTTTTTATTTTTGATGTTCAAGCCATTGCTGGACAGCTTCACGAACAGCTTCTCCTTTAGAAATGCCGTTTTTTTGACAATAATCCGAAAGCTGCTTGTCCGTGTTCACGTCCAAACGGACGCTTGTACGAACACTGTTAGGGTTTTCCAGCTTTGGTCTTCCCATTTTTGCACTCATGCGTTCACCTCCACTTTTGAGCGCACATTAAGTATACTATTTGTGTGCTTAAAAGTCAATACCTAATACTGAAAGATACGATACGGCGGGGGGCGTTCCGTTTCGGAACCCCCTTTTTTAATCCTCCAAGAAATCCTCCAACTCAATCTTCCCGTCTGCCGCAGCAGCAGCCAGAGCGTACACAAACTGCCCGATGGTCATTCCGTGCCGTCTGGCTTCACGGTTGATATACTTGCGTTCTTCCTCGCTCATAAGGATGGTAATGCGTTTAGAACGCTTGCCGTCACCGCTTGCAACACCTTGATGCGATTCCGGCATCGGGAATTTTTTCTTTGTCAAGCCAGCTTCAGCCAGTGCGCCTGGCACATCGCCTTGTTCGATAAGACGTTGAACTTCTTTCGCCTGTTTCAGCTTCTTCGGCTTACTTTCGCCTAACACAGCATCACTCGGCTGGCTTTCGCTGTCTTTGGCTTGCTTCGGCTTAATACTGCTTAATTCCACTTCACTCGGCTGTGCATGGCTGTCTCTGGCATCACTAGGCTTAATTAACTCTCGTTCGGCATTATTCGGCTTTGTTTGGCTTACTTCTTCTTCCTTTGGCTCACTTCGGCTTAATGTCTGCTCCGAAAAAATAGGCTGGAAGTCAAACCCGCCCAACAAGCCGGATGTTTTTTTGCTGGTTGACTTCATTCTTCTTCATCCTCCATCTTTGCTCCGCAACAAGCGCAAAATCTTGTCTCACGGTACATTTTCGGATAACGTGCAATTTTATAATGGCAGTTTGAGCATTCGAGCCAATTCCAATGTTCTCCATCCTCGTCCACTCGATGATGAACTTCCCACTTTGCCGTTTCTTTCGGCTGAATTTCATCCATCAATTTTACATGGCGAATCACATTTTCTAAAACATCGCATACACTTGCTGTTTCACTGCGAAATCTTGCTTGGTCAGCTTGGTTCTGCAAATAGTAATTTACGAGTTCTTCAGAATCAATTAGTCTCAT